ATGGTGTCATCAAATTTAATTAAGGGTGACGCCATGAATATTAGTAGCCATGAACAAAACGCATTGGAATATTTGCAAATCATACCATCAGAAATATTAAGCCAGTTTATTAAAGGTGAGGTTGATTTAAACAAGTTGGCTAAGGTTGAATTGAGTTACAGAGGCCAGAACGCTAATGGCGACTGGGTAGGTTTCAAAGAGGCTGCAAAGATTCATCAGCTGGTTGTTTAAACACCATTCAAATGCTATATAAACCTGCTTTAAAGCAGGTTTTATTTTGTCCTGGCTAAACATATAAACACTCGTTCTAAAACGCACAATTAGAACTCCAATCATTTTTAAAGCGCCTCCTATTACCGCAATATAGCGGTCAAGGAGGTTAGATATGAAGAGAAGATAGATTAGGCCCCAGTAGAGCAGATGATCGCTTTGCTGGGGCCGTTATCATTTTGTTGGCATTAACAATATGATCAGCTTAGTTTGTAGTTGGCAATCAGTAGTTCGGTAATCGGCTTGCTGTCCGCTTTTAAATTGTTGATGCTATAGCTGGTCTTCACCTCTTTAAACTCATAACCTTTGAACAGCTCGCGTATCTGAGGCACGTTGTTGATGCTGACTAACCATTTACCTTGGCAAGTGTTTAAAACGTCTCTAAGGCGCTCAAAATCAGTCTTATCAAACAAGCCTTTTCCGTAGTCATTTTCACAATTCCAATACGGCGGGTCGATGTAGAAGAACACGTCTTTACCATCGTAACGTTTGATTAGCTGGTCGTAAGGTAGATTTTCAATAGACACACGGCTTAATCTCATGTGCGCTTCAGATAAATCCTCTTCCAGTCTGAGCAGGTTTAAACGTGGTTTTGAGGTATTGGCCACACCGAAGGATTGTCCAACTATCTTTGCGCCGAAGGCATTCTTAACTAGGTAGTAGAAGCGCGCTGCGCGTTGAATATCTGTAAGGGTTGTTTCATCTACACGTTGCAGGCGTTGGAACTCTTCACGACTGACGAGTGACCACTTGTAGTAACGCACGAACTCTTCAAGATGGTTTTGTATGACTCTGTAAAGTGTGATTAAGTCGCCGTTGATGTCGTTGATCACCTCAACCTTGCTTTGCTCTTTCCGAAAGAGCACCCACGCAGCACCAGCAAACACCTCAACGTAACATGTATGTTTGGGTATTAGAGGGATGATGGTGCTGGTGAGTTTCGATTTGCCACCGACCCATGCGAGCGGTGATTTACGGGTTGTTAAAGAACGGGTTTGATTCTGCATAAAGGTCTCCAGTGATAAAGACCTTCGTGAGGTTCTGAGTATTTTGCGTCTATTAGACGCAGATTAATAAATTCTATTTTTTAGCTAGCAGTTGACTCTTGCTGTAGCTTATTCTTTCGATGTTGTTTTTGTAGGCGTACATTTTATTTAGGCTCGTATAAACACCATAAGAATATTCAACGACTCTTAAAGGTGAACTGAAATGTGTTGAGCCGCCATTTAGTGCTTGAATCATCACCCAACCATATTGGTTAAATCCGCTGACGTGACCAACCGTTGGTTTGTTGGTGTTATCTAAAACAATTACAGTTTTACCTAGCCACCTTTGCCACGTTGTTGGCAGTATTTTTCTTTTACGACCCATATTATCAGCCCCAGCGCCTAGCCTTATTGCGTTTCTTTTCACCTTTATTACGGCCATTTGTGCGCTGGTGATAAGGGATTAACTCAGGTGTATTTATTGTAGTTGTCGTAATAGGAATTAGCATAGAACTGGATACTAATGCTAATGCCAACATTGCTGATGAATTCAGTAATAATCGGGTATTTCGCGTCATGGTAATTCGCTTAAACCAAACCAGTGCTAATGCGCTGACGTAGCAAATAGCCCTCTAGCGCCCAAATCTTCTCGCGTGCATTATCTTTTGCAATTTTACGGCCAAGCTCTACATCAAAGTTTTGTGGACTGGCGCATGCACTCTCACCAGTGACTGTAAAGCCATTCTCAAGTGTCAAACAGCATACAGTGAGTGTTGTACCTTCAAACACGTGGAATTGCTCAGACTTAATGACTGAATCAATCAAGGCGGGCGTTAAGCGTGCTGCGGTTAAGCCTTTGGCTTGAATTTCTTGTTCTACTGCTTGGTCATTTAACATGTCATTCTCCATATTCATTTAGTTGGCCACAACGTGGACACTTGATACTTAACTTAACGGCCACACCTTCAGCCAGCTTTTTATTGCACTTGTTACAACGTAAATCGGTACTACTTATAGTGTATTTCATACGGGTCACCTATAATCACTCCGCCGCTAGTGGCGCAGGGTCTTTGGTTGATCCGTACCTTGGTTACGGTGAGACGGGTGTTTTAGTGGTTGCAGCCATTAACACACTCGCCCTGTTTTTTTTACTTATACTTCCTAAACCCAATAATCCTATTCGCATAAAGCAATCTGTCCGTTTGCTTATGGGCTTTCCAGCCAATATTGATAGTTAGATATCGCGCACCTAATGGCACATGGCACTCAAACTGAAAGCTGCTTTTAAATAGCTTCAGCTCATACCAGAACCCAAAACCTTCCACGCCTCTAGAATAAACTCGGCTAGCGGTTTCTTTAGGTCTACTGAATAAAGCATAGTGGAAGCCATAAGCACAATTGCGCCATAGCCACATGAGGCGGCAGTAGTAACGCACAAGTCGGCTGCTGATGTAGTCAGCTTCTGTCCAGTTTCGTGCAAAGGCAAACCAGTGATCTGTGTTGTACATTCCATGCCACCATTCATCCACTGCGTTGTCGTGAGTTTGAAACCAGTAAAGTGGTTTGATAATATAATCACGTAGCAATCCAAGTTGTCCTTGACGTCGTTTCACATAATCCATTCGGAACTCAGTACGCACAAAGCAAGCAACCAAAGGAGCCAGTAGGTAACAGACCAATTCAATTGCTAGTGCAGGGATAAAATACAAAAGCCAGAGTAAAACGTTCATGGTTTTCCTTCGTCGTGTTCAATGGATTTTTCGCAATGGTTGAGGTCAATTTTGTGCAGCAACTTACATAGCACACATGCCCACTTTTCACCGCGCTTGCTGGCTTTGGCTGCTCTACTACTGATCAGCTCATCTTCATGTCCACCAAAAGCCGCATTGGCTAACTGATCGTAAGATTTAGCTAACGTCCAAGCGCGTGTGCTACCACTGATAATGGCTAGCAACATCCAAACTGCTGCCACAAAACTTGCAAGTTGGCACAGCAGAAAGATGCCGATCATTAGTAAGCGTGATTTCATTACCAGGCAATTACAGCAATATCTTCAGGAGTTGCAGTTTCTGGCAATGCATTGACAGCATCTTCCAGCGCCTGACGCTTGCCGATGAGTTGGCCGCTAATTGTCGCGAATAAGTCTGCTTTGGTGATAATGCGAGATACCAACTCAGCTTTATAAACACCGCGAGTTGCAGCGAGTGCGTCAATTAGTGGTGTTGATGCTGCACTGTCTGCTACATAAGCACGGGCTTCAGTTTCCTGTTTTTTCCAACTCTCACGCTCGATGGCTGGGATGCCGTTGATGATCGGCAACATCGCTTGCTCAAACAAAGTGTTGATTAGTTTTATTTTTGCAGTCTTGAGCTCTACTATTGTTGGATCTGGTTTTACATATTCGACTACAGCCCCATTTTTTACATCAAAGCGGGTTAATTGAGCATTGCAATATCTGATATAGAGTTCTTGAGGTATATCCAACGCATCAGCAGGAATTTCTGCCGATGCCCCTACTATATAAATTCCGCCAGTTGATGGTGAGTATTTTTCTTTCATTTCTTCCCCCTAAATGCCAATTGAAAACCAATCGATAACACCAGATTTAGCACCAGCAGCTACTTGATCGTTGACTGTGTAAAACTGTGTTAAAGACTTCTCCCGTACGTGAGGAACCTGTGAGCTGTCAAATCGCGCACCGGTATAAGTGAACGATGTGACAACTTTGCACAAGCTTGTAAACGCGATAGGAAATGTCACCAATGCTTCAGCTTCAGCTGCTAGTGTTGCAGTAGATCCCCATTGAAAAATCACCCCTGCCAACCAACTTGGTAGCTTTATATACCCATTGGTGGTTAATGACGCACTAAAACCAGCAGCTATAGCGATTGCAGACATCGCCCCTCGTATCCAACTAGTGCTTGCAGCACTCCCGCTATTGTCTAAAAAAGTTGGGTCACTTGCTGCTGTAATGACTGCTGAAGCGCCAACCTTCTGAAACGTTAACCCAGTAGCCCCAATCGTCACCACACCATCATTAGTGACCTGCCAATTTGTATCTGCATTAACGGTACCTTCTTTAACGCGGATGATCATGCCACCAAACAACTCAGCGCCATTGTCGGCTGCTGGGTCACGCGTTGCAGGAACCGCTGCACCATTCCAAACGTAGACACCGCGATCAGCCAACGTTGCGTTGTCTTTCTCTAAGAAAGTATCACCAGCCACCATTGCGGTGCCGTCAATATTTGCACCAGGTGCGGCAAGGTTGATAGCTGCCGTTGAAGCCACACGTACGATTTTGTCGGCAGGGCCTTTGATTAAAATATTAATTGCTTGCAAAAGCTGGGTGTTATCGCCTTTATCTAATGTAAGACCCGCAGCCGCAATGACATTAATCGGCTCTTCCTGTAGTGCGTTCATCCAGTCAGCAGTAATCTCAGTAGGTGGGCGGTTTGTAGCTAGGTCTTCTGCCACAAAGTTATTATCTACGTGGCCTGCGCCATCAATCTTGTGCATAATTTACTTGGCCTCCTACGCCAGTTATATCTTCAAACCATAAAAATACGTGAGCCTGCTTAAAAGCATTGAGTGCATCCCAAACTACCTGCGGGTTCACTACTGAGCGGTAATAACGCACTCTTAAAATGTATCTGGCACGTTGGCCCCACAGCGCGTCACCAATCTTGCTACCGATTCTGGCTGGGCCGAGTAAGTGATCAACTTTCAATAGTGGGATAGCGAAGTCTTCATTTGGCGCGTTATGGCTCCATAACCTGTCACCAATATGCCCACCAATAGCTGCGGCTTTGCGCGGCATTGTTTCGGTTAATCCGTTGAGCGCCTCATTGGCCACACGTCGATACTCACTAATATGCCAATTGGCTTGGGCTGGTTTATGTACGGTTGCTGCATAGCTAATTAGCTCCTGAATCGCGTCATCCAGCCTTGAAAACTCTTGAGACTTTGCAAGGATGAGTGAATCACCAAAGCCGCCAGCAGGCCAGCGCCATGCAGCACCTGGCGGACGCAGCGCTTCATGTGCATTGGCAAAGTGGCGGGCTGTGTATTTAATTAACTTCATCGCCTACGCCCAAGTGATGCCATCAAACACAAGCACTTCACCAGCGCCCACGGCAATATCAGTTACTGGTGAAATGCGCGTGTATTGGGTGGTAACGGTGGCAATTGCAGCATCTACCTCAGCCATTGCTAAGACAGAGGTTTCGCTGGTTTCAGCCAAAATGGTGGTGTTGATCGCGTTGCTAATATCTGTGCGGTTTTGTGCTGTATCGAAGCCTGGCAGCAAATCAACATCAAATGCCACGTTGTGAATAATTGGTGTGCCTAAGCGCCAATCGGCAGTTGCTGGGGCGTAAATCGCCAGTGTTGCAGCTACAGCCTCAAGCACAGCGGCAGTGGGCAAGCGGTTTTCTAGGCTGTTGCAAATAGGCCGTACAAGCACAGTACCAATACCTAATGTGTGTAATTGCACCAAGGCAGTAGTCACTGACGGATGTGCGCGTTTTGCCCAAGCGCGGTAATCATCTGGCTTGCCAGAACGTGCGCCTCGGCTAACTACTACTTGCCACTCATCAACCACACGTGCGCGCCATGAATCGACTAGCTCTTGCTCAGCACCACCAGTCAAGCCTGTTTCGTCTACGGTAAATTCGGAGTCAACCCCTGCAATTGGGTCTATTAAGGTTAATATCTGGCCTGTAATTAAATTGCTATTTGAGCCAGTGGTAGTGCAGCGCACGTTGATTGGATTGTTGCCAGCACCTAATGTCACTGCGCTTAATACTTTGTAATCTAGGCCATTGCTAGCACGCAACAAGGTATCTGCCAGCACCATGCTGCCGATATTGCCAGTGGCTAGCACCGTACCGCTACAAGCAGTAGCATCCAAACGTGTCACAAAATAGAGCGCTGCCCAGACATAAAGCATATCCAAATCACAGGTGAGCGGTGAGATTTGCTTTCTGATCCAGTCAAGATATGCATATAAGCTATGAAACTCACGTGCATCAGCAGCAGTAATTGCTTCACGAATCACAGCAGGCATCGCGGCTAAATCAGCCTCAATGCGCGCTTTAATTTCTAGGTAACTGGGTCTGGCGTAGTCAGTCATGGTTTGGCTTTAAGCCTCACCATAACTTTTAGAGGGTTACAGTGAGGTTTTTATAATGAATTGACGTCCATTATGCTTGCCTGTGATTTGCAAGATAACGCTGGAAACGTTTCCAGCGTCAGTGGTGTCGGTTACAACAATGTCACTCAATGCGTTTGATTTATCTTCTAACGCACGTTTAATCATGTTTAAAGACTCATTGCGAGCCTTATCACCCAGCGCTTGCCAGCGCACGTACCACAAGCCTACACCGCGCATTTCATCGTACCACCAGCCGCGTTGATCAAACGGATTATCCACACGTCCTTCAGGCGCAATTTGATCAGTGAATAAAACCGCATACACTAAAGTTTCAGCGGCAGCCTGTGCCGCTTCGTCTTCAGTTGCGTTTTGGTCTTCAGGTGCTAGGTCAAATACACCGTTATCAATTTGTACTAGTTTCAGCATAAGTTAAATCTCAGGAGGTGAATGTAGGTGGTGTGGTTTTGGAATATCGTCATCTTGCCAAGTTTCAACGCCTTCACCATCCCATTTTTGCCCTTGGCCATTAACATCAAATTGATACGTACTACGAGCATGTAGTTTAATGTTCTCAGCACGCACTTCAAAGTTAAGTGGAGTATCAATTAAAATTCCAGTGCGCTTCAGGTGTACTTTCTGCCCCAAGTCGTCAGACAATGCGACCTCGCCTCGTTCTAAGTCAATTTGATATCGCTTATCGCCAACAATCAGAGCAAAACCACGACTACGATCACCTGAAGGAAAAGCAAGGTATGACTGGCAGCCTTCTAAAGGCCAGTGATTCCAACCATACGGCTCTACACGATCAACATTTGGTGGCAAATCTTCACCATCAAAAATTTCAACCTGAATCTTGTTGCGGCTTACACGTAAGCCACGACCTTGGGCAATCATTAGCTGTATGCGATTCCATATTTGCTGCCAATTCATGACTTAGACTTTCTACGGTGCGCTGCACTGTGGGTTTTTGCTTGTTTAACATCGCCCACAAAGGCGTTACGGTGCATAACAGTCAGGTTAGATATTGTGCCTTGGTTATCATCTTGCTCATAGCTGCCATCGCCGATCAAGAACACATCATCAATGCCTTCATCGGGAATCACCACGCGCACTTGTGTATTAATACGCCAAGGCTCAAACTTGCCTGCGGGCGTGGTGTAGCCCCAGCCGAACAACTCAATGTTAATGCTATGCGCACGCGCTAAGCGGCGGTTACGCTCAAGCTCTGCTCGGCGCTGTAGTGCGCCCAATCCATTGCCGTGACGGTCTGCCACAATATGCATGGGTCTAAAATAAGTTAGGCCAGCATCGATCACCGCGCCTTTACGGCTGGTGTTGGCATCGTAGTCAAAGCTCTTAACGTAATACTCACTGAAGCGCAGCTTGTACTCATCATTGATCTCATAACTTTTAATCTGCTCACCCATTACTAAGGTCGCAACAGGGGCGCTATTGCTAGGCTCTGTCATCATTAAACCACCGTCAGGCGTAGGGTAGATTAGCATGTTGCTGGCACGTGCCGCATTAAGTATGGCGTTAGATGGGCTTTCAGACTGCATGCTGAAATCAGGAACAATTGCAGTAGTTTGTGGCACCTTCACAGGCACTTTAAACAACGTACAAATGCGCTTTACAATCTCACCAAGCCTAATGCCTTTAAGCGTCAGGCTATATTGGCAATCAATCAATTCACGCCCAAGTGAGCGGGCTTGCAAGCTAATGCTGTGGCTATCTTTACCTACGCGACGGCGCACGGCATCGGCACGTACAGTAGTCACCAGCACATTATTAAGATAAACCTCGGCAACAGTATTAGCATCAAAGCCCAAGTTATTACCCACACCTTGGCTTGTAAGCTCTAAAGCCAAACTAGCGGCTAAGTCATCAACAGACATGCGGATACTAACCTTTTGCCAAAAGCCAAAGCGCTGGCCGTTAAAGCGCACCTCAACGATGTTTTCTTGTGTATCAGCCATACACGCGCCCAACCACAAATAATGGGTGACGCACACCGTTTTGGGCGATAAATACCGCTTCATCAATACCCATTTGATGTGCTAACAAAACGCTAGGCAATGGGTTAACAATGTCGCGGCTTACTTGTGGGGTTAAGTCTTGGTCTAGTAATGCATCAATCAAGGCTGTGCGAGCTGACACAGCTGCCTGAAACACTGCATCATTCATACTTGGCAATAGCGCATCGATGGCCGTTAATAAGTTGCTTAGCACGGCATCACGGCCATTAGCATTGTCATAATCGGCTATTGCCATATTTGCCGCTGCCACTACTAGCATCTGGCTACGTAAAGCGCTCTCACGCGCGGTGTTAATTTTGTAAAGTGCTGAAACTGTCACCGCAGTATTGGCGCTAGCTTCAATGGTTGGCGGGTTAATGGCCGTATTAGTGATTCGAGCAATTGCACGGACGCGTGTATCACTGGCGACATCTTCATCCAGTGCGTCAGCGCCCAAGCCTAACACATTAGCAAAGTTACCCATTGCCGCTGCATATTGTCCTGGTACTTGCATAAGCACATTAATGTCGTTCTTAACGCCTGCCACCACATTCAGCACTTGGCTTGCCCAAGTAAGCGGCAAAGTAGTGAGCGAGATCACATTACGCAAGCCATCAAGATGCTGGCTAATGTCAGCAATAAACGCATTCAACCCATCGTTGCTAATAGGCTCCAGCGCAAAGTCTTCAATAATCGCATCATGCAGCTTGGCCGTGCGGTCAAACGCTACGTCCACTTTATCAACAGTAGGCTCATAAGGCGCACGGCCACCTGGCACAAAGTCTATACTTACAACACAATAACCGCCTTTGTCATTACTCTCAGAGCGTGTCCAATCGGCAGCCTCAACCCATAACTGACCTAGCCACGGATGGTTAAGCCAAACAGCGCCAGTGGCTGCGAGCTTTTCAGTAAAGCCATTAACCTCAAGATCATAATCTGCACCGATGAAGTAGGCATTAAGCTTAAATGCCTTTGCCTTAGCGCCAAAGCGCTCAACCTCTACTTCGTCCGAATGCGGGAACTCATGAATCACCAGCCGCTTGCCAGATTTTTCGTCATGGTTTTCGGTCAAGAACTCAAAACCATCAAAATCAGCTTTGATTAGACGATCAAGCCAACTCATGGAATTCCCCAAACGCTACCAGTTTGAGAAAAGTTTTTAACAGGGCCAGATGTATTGGTGGTTTGAGACGTTGCTTTCAAGCCATCAGCCAATTGCACACGCACTGTGGTTTCTACCTTTGCAGGCTCTTTGTTGGTTGGGGAGTTCAAGTACTCGTACAGCAACCCACCAGAGCCGCCGATTGCCGCACCTATTGCGGTGCCAATCACTGGCACAAAGCTGCCGATCATGCCCCCAACGGCAGCGCCATTCAGTGCGCTATTGCCATAACGACTCATAGCAGAGTCTTCACCAAATGCGTAATCAAGCCCAGCACCACCAACAGCAGCGCCCACACCTAAAACACCAGCGCGCCCAGCTACTTTCCCCGCTTTAGGTGCATATCTTGATGCCGCTCTTGAAATAGCGCCAGTTGCAGCACCTTTACCACCAGACGCTATAGTAGCCAACCCTGCTGCACCAGCCATCGCAATGAGTGCGGTAGTTGCTAATGTTGCCGCCCCAGCTAATGCTGGGTGTTTAGTAGATAAGTCTGCAAACTGACCAGATAGTGTGGCTATGGCAGGGGTTAAATTATCCATTGCCGCTTTGGTGCCAGCGTCTTTAGCTTGCTCTGCCGCGCGTACTTGGGCAGATGCGGTGCTAGACATAAGCTCATAATTAACGTCATTCACGCCGTATTCAGTGCGGTTTCTGCTAATGGCTGTATCCACGCTGTTTACAACAGACTTGTTGCGTAACCCCATTAATGCACCCATCGCCTGCATATCTTGGAAGTACTTACCGATCACTGATCCTTCAGATAATGCATTAAGTGATTCGATTAACTCTTTTTGTTCTGTTTTGTCTTTGCTGACCTTAAGTTTAGCCATTACCGCTTTCATTTGCGGGTTATTAGCAGCCTCTTTATCAATGATATTCATCCATGCGGTCACGGCATCAACACCTTTGACACGTTGATCCATCAGATACTTACCTAAATCACCACGGCCAGCCTTATCAAAGTCTGTTGCGGTATCTTTACTGCTTAGCTTAGCCAGTAGATTTTTAACGTTATTGCCAGCTTCGTCCGTGCTGCCAGAGGTTAAAATAGAGGCCTGATTCATTGTCAGCACTTTTTGCAAACCATCCAAACCCATCAAGCCTGATTTGCCAGCAAGCGGCAATTGTTGCGCTAGCCATTTAGCCTGGTCTTTGATCTCAAAACCACCAGCTTGGCCAGATGCGGTAATCATATTCAATGCAGTGCGTAACTCTTTGTCGTTACCAACAATCCCTTGGCCTTTAAGCACGCTGGCAAGGTTAGCAATGTCAACAGGTGCAGCGCTAGCACCCACTGCCGTTTTCATGATCGTTGGTAAAAATTCGATTGATTTTTGAAAGCCAAGCACGTTCTTTGCAATCATTGCATCAAGCGCTTCAGCTGCTTGATCACGCGTGCCGCCACCAATGCCACGTTGAGTAGAGCGGTTGATCACTGCCTCTAACTCTTTCATGCCGACTTTACGGCCAGATACATCACGCTCTGCAAATGCAGTATTTGCCATTGATGCTAAACGTTCATCAAAGCTCATTGCTTTAGATGCAGCCCCTTTAATCACATAGCCACCAGCGCCAACAGCCGCACCAACCGTCATGGCTATTTGCAGCTTATTGGCAGCACCTAACTCACTCTTAAGTTCACGCACCTTTTTAAGTTGCGCATCATAAGCGCGGTTTAACTCCCTAGCGCTCAAAGCGCCACTGGCAGCTAGGCGCTTATAAGCAGCTTCTGTGTGTTGTATTTCACGTTGAACAGCACGCTCACCGCGTACACCAAGCACCTCACGTGCCTGAGAGAGCTTTTCATAGCTTGAGCGCTGGCGATTGTTAGATTGAACAGTGAGATTTTCAGATTGACGTAATGCCTTTTGTTGCAACTCTGCTGCTTTGGTAATGCCGCGCGTAGCGCCATCACTAAGCTTAAGTTTTACTTCAACATTAACAGACATTAAAAAAGCTCCAGTACCTTTTGCGGATACTGAAGCTTAATATGATTAGTGCTGACAACTTACGCTGGAAACGTTTCCAGCGGAATGGCTGCTAGTTAAACGCTCTACCTTCAAACTCAGCTGCTATTTTTGCATAAAGAAATAATTTGCTTAAAGGCCATGCTGCAATCTCTGAGTCTAGCTGGTTAAGCACCTTCATCACCAATGCAGTTGCAGCAATGATGCGCCTTACTTTTTTAGTGAGGCTTCCTGATCTAGTGTTAATGCATCAGTATTTTCACCACCTTCAACTGACTCAGCCTCATCGGCACTCATCATTTTGTCAGCGATTGCCTCAGCACGTCGATAATCAACACCACGCAACTGGTTGATTAAACTTTCATCTGTGCCAGTTAGGCTAGCGATTAAAGCAATACGCTGTGCGACGCCGCCACGAACATCAAAAGACAAATAATCAGCAGCGGTTGTGTAACCACGGAAATTAAGCTCGCTAATCGTTAACTTCTCACTAAGTTTTAGTGGGTGTTTGAGAGTAAGTTTTTTCATGTTGGATTAACCAATCTTCTCTGAAGTGTTAGCTACAATCGTGAGCTTGCTTTCGCCGCTATCAACAGGTATCGGGTCTTCTACAAAAGCCTGACTAAGCAAGTGCGTACTGCCATCAGCCAATTTCACGGTGACGTCTTCATCTTTGATATTGTTTAGAGCGATCACATCCACGCCGCCCAGCAAGTTAATGCTGAGTTCTAGCTTTGCTGGGACAGCAGATTCAGTGTAACCACCGTCTTCTGCCAAACGTCCAGGCTTATGCTCACGCTTTGTTCCGCTTGGCGTAAATGTGCCAGGATTAGCCGAAAGTGGTAATTTCCCGATGCTAGGTACGGATACCGTGCGGATATTGTTAATTTGTGCCATGTTTAAATACCTTTCAAAGATTGTTTAAATACGCTTCAATCGTTTTCAAACCCCTATAAAATTGAATGTCATAGGGGTTTGATTAAGAATTAGCTATCAATTAATAAACTGGTACCGCTTTACGGAACTGTGACCGACCAGCCAAAATGTAGAACGGTGATAGCAACACAGGATCATCTTTAAAGTTGAATCGGCTAGGATTAGTGGCATCCTGCTCAACGATCAATGTCTCTTTGTAATAATCGTAAGCTTGCACCCAGCCTTTTTCACGCATGAGCCAGTGCTGATAAAGGCTTAATAAATAGGCGCGAACGTCATCTTCTGTGGTGATTCGCAAACCAGGTCTATAACCTTCGTTGTTTTTTGCGGCGGCGGTACCAACAAACTTTTTAATCGCACCAATGCGCTGCTCATAGCGGATGCGCTCCATTGCCTCGGCTGTGTTGATGTCTAAATATGCATCATCTGCGCTGCCATCAGGGCGATATTGATACATGGAGATCAAGCGCTTGATGCTGCATGAGCCATCTTTGGAAATCTGCATCACACTCATGCCTTTAAATAGCAAGCTGTTAGCATTAGTCCAGTCGTGGTAATCAATACCAATCATGCCAGGTAATGCAATACCCTCTAATGACTCCACTGGGTTGTTGTAAAGCTTTGGTGCAGCAGCAGCGGCAACCATAGCAGCGGCTTCCCATGTGCTGGTTGGGTTAATGCCTAAACTTAAATCAGAAATATGCTCATAGTTTTTAGTCTCACCAAAAGCAGCCGCAGAAGCATAGTCACCACGATGCGCAGTAAACGCGCGGAAGCCTGCCTGTACTGGCGGCAGATATCGCGCTTGGCTTTCAGCGTGCCAAGCCGCCAATGTGGCCGCATCATTAATGCCTAACACTACATAGCGGTACCATTTTTGCCCGAGTATTGCAGTCAAATCACCTGGTGCGGGGTCGCCAGTGCCGCCATTCATCGCGGTGATTGTTAAGCCTAAACCAGCTGGTGTCTCTTCACCGTAAATATTCAAGCGCACATCGATGTTATTACCGCACGTTCCTTTGTGGCGCGCAGTAAGCGTGACAGTACTGGCAACAGCAACTGCCGTCACTGATACATCATCACTGGCCGCGTTAATAGCGTCAGCAATTGCAGTAGCAACAGCTGGCGTAGCTTGGTTTGCAGTTAGACCAGCGCTTACTAATGCACCTTTGATGTATAAAGAGGTTGTGCCAGCTTCCGTTGGCACGGTATTCACCACGATGGTGCCAGTAGCCGCCACACCAGCTGGGTTATCAGCATATGGCAGCAGGTAAATATCCAACACCTTATCAATGGCACGATAGCGTTTAACCATCTGTGCCAAATTAGAACCAGCGCCTGCTTTGGTTTCAGCATCTTTTACGCCACTTATACGCACAATTTCACCTGCTGCGGCTGTGCCAGTGGGTAGCTTTTGACCAGTGATCACCACACCTGGGATGTCATCGCCCAAGCCTGCTTGTGAGCCGTCAATTTCTACATATGCACCAGGGTAGCGTAAAGCCGCTGGTATCGCCTGAAAACTAATCATAATTTATCTCCTGTGTAAACTACACTTTCAAAAGGTGGTGGGTCTGGCAAGTAATTGGTGATTACCGCATCAAAGCTGTAGCTGTCTGCCCAAAAGACCTGTTTTTCTTGGTATTGCAACACGCGGCCACCGTTAAAAACAATTGGGCGTACATCTGGCTCAATCTCCCAGCCCAATAACAAATTCTTAACTGCCAAACGGTAAGCAAGTAGCTCATCATCAATCTCATTTATTTTGTGGCGCCGTGCGTTTTCTATGCAGATCACCACATCAAAAATATTGGTGGTATTTTCGGCACGCTCTCCCGCATGGTTTGATTTATCATTGCTATGGATCACCCATGCAGCTGGCAATGGCAATGCCTCAAGATTGATTAGGGCATAAGCTGCGCCACCGTCAACAGCCCTAAACCATTGCTTCTCAAAGCCAGCAGGTTTATCCGCTAAACGCTCTATGAGTGGGGTAAGCGATATCATTACCAATCGTCCCCAGATGCATAGGCACCTCCATAACGCTGAGTATTACTAGAAATGCTAATCACATCCCCCTCAATCACTGGGTCAGTAGGTAAAGGTGGTATCAAGTTGCTTTCACCACGAGCATGCGCTTTAAGCATGCCAATTGCGGCCTCATAAGCAGATGTTTCTGGCTTATCTAAACGCTCAGCCCCTTGCAGATAATACAAAGCAATGGTTGAGCTTAGTCTCGCCAGTAACGAGGTTTGTACTGTCTCAGGGATGCCATAACTCAAAATCAAGGCATCGGCATCAGCCAAAGCCTTGTCAATTGCATCAAGCGCTTTGTTTAGGGCTAATTGCTCAGCTTCGGTATAACCTGTGACATCTGCCCCCTCAATGATTGCGCGCAGCGCTTCATGTGGCGGCATGTCCATATCAGCTGGCACAGCCAACTGAGAAAGACGGCGCGCATTGGAGCGTGCGAGCAAATCAGAGCGGGTAGCAAATGACATAGTTATTGAGCGCCTGCTTGACCAGCAGCTTCAGCTTCAGCAGCTAAACGTACAGCCTCTAACTCAGCCCATAATTCATCACGCTGCGCAGCGCTTACATCAAAACCAACAGCAGCCGTTAATACAGTGGCATTAGGCAAGCCGCTCTTGGTCCAGTTGCCATCAACTGTTTTATCTAAAGCCGTCATTGCCTCTTTGATTGCAGCTAATTTGTCGGCATCAGATAACTCAGTAGGCCCAGATGCAGTTTGAGTTGAGTTATCAACAGATACAGGCTCAACATATCCAACAGGCTTTTCTACGCTAGTTTCAAGCATTTGCTCGTTTTCTAAACGTTCTTTAGTTGCATCATCAACCTCAAAAATCCCCCATGCCAGCGTGAACAAAATCGCGCAACGGTGGAACTGTTGAAGCCCCATTTTTGGTTTAACACGTACATACACTTTAGTCATGATGTTTTCCTTTTTTACCTAATCACCACCCATGACTGGGTGTTGATTAGTATTACTAGTGGGTGGGTTATTTAGTTAATTACAATGACATCAGTGGGCTTACCACCAACTCAACCTTGGCGTAGTTGGTATTACTTGCACCGTTGGCCTTATTGATTGCTTTGAGCAACGTTTCAGCCGCTGCCATGTTGTCTGGGCCAACCACTAAAGTATCAGGCACGATATTTAATTGACGGTTGCCGTCACCCTTGAACTTCATCATGCCCTTGAAAGCAGCATCAAAGTTAGCTTCGGTCAACGCCAGTTGTGAGCCAAAAGCCAGCTGCCAGAAACCATAAGCAGAATTACCACGCCATCTGCCGCCCCAGCTGAAAACATCCTGGTCAAATAGCAAGTTATCATTGGCTTTAAACTCAGGTGCCATACGTTGCTGTAAATAAAACGCTTTGGGAGCACGTTTAGTGCAAAGTAATGCCCAAGGCTCTAGTAGCCCAGCCTGCATATTGCTCACAGAAACTGACACACCAGACCCATCTTCATTTGGGTAAACAGGGTGATCCGTGTCAAAGAAATACTGACCGTCATAACAAATTGAAGCAAAGCCTGCTTTTACTGCGCCATAAACTAGGTCGTTTTTTAAGTCAATGACAGATTGGCCATAGCTAGTTGCAATGCCTGAATACATGGCAAGGTTATTGTCTTCAAAGTCTTCACGCGGTACGTCTAATGTGTTTTCAAACTTTTTGTTATCTACACTGTAAGCACGTTCTTTAACTGACTTGTGTAAACGAGCGCCAACCCATTCACGGAATGCTGGAAACTGGCTTAACCAGGCGTAAGTATTACTAGCACCACTTGAGCCGACTAAGCCAGCAATCTTTTTCCAGCTTTCATCACCAGCCGCTAAGCCTTGGTTAAAGTTTGCCACCAGCGTGGTGTTAAACGCATCAATCTCCGCCTGAGTTAATACTTTTGTAGTCATAATGCTGATCTCCTAATGTGATCTAAATAGTGTTTAGTCGATGTTCAATCGGTATTTCAATACAGCTTAAGCGCCTGCTTTTTCTTTACGCTCTGCTTCAGCCTGTTTTGTAGCGGCAAATACTTTAGGCTCCACCCCCATGTTGCTGCACATGGCTAGCTCTGTTTCATTCAAGCCGTGGTTAGCATCGTCACCTGTCTTGTCAGATTGCTTTTTGTCACCCACTAATGGATTCGTAGCCTCAAGGTATTCAGTCAAAGCGACAAGCGGTTGTTTCTCTGCCCATGCTTTTTGTGCTGGAGCCAGACGGCCATCACTCAGAGCTGTCGCTAACAAATCTTCTTTGGCTTTCTTTTCAGCAGCTAAAGCAACCTCAGCTTGCTTGGCTTCAAAGTCCTTTAATTTATTAAAGGCACTATCACGTTCAGCACTTAAAGCCACTACATCAGCCTTAAGCGTGTCACGCTCATTGGTTAGCGCAACAACTTGCGTTTTAAGGCCGTCGCGCTCAGTAGTGAGTGCGGTTACTTCTGTTCCAGACATGGTTAAGTCTCCTGTGTTAGTGTTTTGGTGGGATAAATGTTGGTTAAAGCGAGATAAAGCAGCGAGCGACTCCAAACCATCTATTGCTGGTGTGTTGGTAAGTGCAATGCTCCAGATGTCAACGACAGCACCTGCGACATCAAACTCAAATACAGCGCTGATATAGCGGTACTCTTTTTGCTTGATGTAGCGCTTGGCAGTTTCTGTCCATCCGATGTTGATTGCCCAAAGGCCATCAACACGAAATTCCATTTCATGAAACCACCCAGCAGCAATCACAGGCTTGCCATTTTCTTTAGTGCGTAAGCTCTGGTGCTCGTAATCAATTAAGGTGTCATTCTTGCGGGCTTTAAGTAGCGCAATCACTTTTGCAGCAATGCTTGCGTCCAACTTAAAAGACTTAACAGGCAATTCACGGCCATCAGTTGGCGCAAACTCGCCTGCGGGCAGAATGTGCGCTTCGTTGCTTACGCCATCTGCACCAATCGCAAATGACATAGCTGCAATACTGTTTAAGTTTTGAGTTTGAGTTGACACGGCACAGCTCCAAGTTCGATGGAGCTATTTTGCGCGTGGGGGTAAGTTAAAACAGCGCGAGAAATACTTCGCGGGGTAGTTGTTGGGGAGAATTGCAAGAGAGGCGTTTTGGCGCGTTTTTCTGGTTTAGATAAGCAAAGGGCTATCTGTGAGTAGATAGCCCTATTTCAAACGCGCTGTGTGGTTTTTAAACGGGGTTACGTGCAAGGTTCAGAATACTAAACCTTGGAAATGATGAGTGAGTCTTTAAATTCATTAAAATTTCTCACAACGCCGCTTACTTCAGCTAACCAAGCGCTGCTAAAAATGAATTGTTTAATATCAGTTTCATTTGGGTTGGATAATTTGTTACGAGCAAATAAAGAGTGCAATGCGCTCTTCTTTTGTCGACGCTTAGACATACGCATAAATATTGCATTGGGTCTGGTAAAAACTCTCATGACATCCTCCAAATAATAATTAAAGTGTACACCTAAAACAAATCAATCTGCCTGTCGTCTGTTTCTCTGCATATATTCAGAATGTGGCGACTTGAAAGTTGATGTGCTTTTGCAAGGCCATTAATACTCATGCGTGATTTATCCTTACGGATTTGCGTATTGCGAACCATGTTAAACAACTTATCAGGCTTGGGCAGCCAGATGCGGCCTGCGGCATCCATGTGGTCAGCTAGCACTACACGCAGGCGTGCCAACTCATCAATATCCAAGCCGAGCGCATGGCTCTTGTGCTTAGGGATATGCTGATTAATGCCGCCGTGCGTAGCAAGAAAATCACGCGCACGACCAAACCCCAGCGCTTTCACGACGGCACGCAACACTGGTGGCAAGGTGCGTTGCACCTCGTCATCTATCGTTGGCCACTGTAATTTCTGATCAGTCATTTTATTATTTTTAGTTATCTAGCTAACCAGTTTTTAAGCGCTTCAGTAATGCTCTGGCATTCAGCAATGCTTAAATCATCAAGGTTGCGAATTTCTTTTTTAGTTTGGCGTGTGCAAAATGATAACAATCCAGCACGTGTAGATTGCTTCAGTTTGCCAGCCTGTCCTAGCTTACCCCATAATTTGAACATATTCGCAATGCGTGGCGGCACTTCACGGCGTGTGGCTTGCTGCGCCCCTTTTGCAGCGTAACCTTTTTGACGCAGCCAGCCACGGCGCTCGTAATCTTCAAGCGCTGCGGCAAGCTGTGGCATATTCATGCTACTAGCAGTCACACGGCCTTCAACTTGCACAGCACCATGACGCGCCAACAAGTCGCGGTGCGTGTCATCGCACCAGCCTGTAATATTGCGTTCTGCCCAATTTTTGGCAATGCCAAGTAGCTGGCGGTAGTGTTTGATTAAATCGCTCATTTCATACTTCCCAATAAAACAAAGATTGCAACCCAAGGATGCCCTTCAAAAACAGCCCATAAAAAGACACCGACAAGCAATATTCCCATTGTTATTTACTCCCAATAAACCGTCTCCCATACCATTCTGCCAACCTCGGCAGAATGGTATAAATGAGGGTTTACAGTTCTACTGCCGCCGCATCTTTCAAGGCTTTAAGCACTACAATTTTAGGTACGTGTTTTGCTGCAATCTCTAGCGGTTCACCTGTACGTGGGTTTTTACCAGTGCGGCCAGCACGTAAAGAGGTTGAGATTTTGCAGATACCTGGTACGGTTACCTCTTCACCTTTTTTCAAAGTTTCTTGTACAACTTCGCCCAAGGTATCTAGCACAAAGCTGATGGCTGCTTTTGATGTACCAGTGTTGCTATGGTGTGCTGCGATTGCGTTTACTAAGTCTTGTTTATTCATTTGTTGCTCCTGTATTTTTTAAAAGTTAAGTTGATTGCGCCTAGTCGGTAATGTTTCGGGAGGACCGTACTATCGCAATCTGCTATGGTTATTAACCCCACTCATAGCTTGGGTCGTCTACTACAATTAATGTTGATATAAAAATGTCACTGTTGCGGTTATTGCAAGGGCGGATAGCCAGTAACAAACATCTGCCCACTTACCTTCGTAAGCCCACCGACAAGCATTCAATAGGTACATCACCATGATTAGGTAATTGAATACTTTAGGATCGGTGAGTAAATTCATTTTGGATAAAGCTCAGAAAACCGTTCAATAAATCTTTGCCTAGATTTATAAGGCGCCAATGGGATGATTCCTACATTTAGCGGCTCAATTCCCTTAATCAATGCCCATTCATCATCATGCTCAGGCATTAACCATTTTTGCTCTGTTGCAAGCATGACTAAATCAGCATGTTTAACGCACGGTGGCAAAACAGGATCAAGTCCAAAGTGTTTGAATATGGCGTTGTGAACACGGTCTTCAATCACCTTGTACTCAGGTAAAAGGTTTTTTAATGGTCGAGTTACATCACCACAATAAGCTTCAGCAGCATCATGCAGCAACGCAACTAAAGCATGCTCTGCTGGCACAAGTTGACTAACAAATACTGAGTGCTGCGCTACAGAGTAGAACCCCTTTGTATGACCGTTGAATCGGCAGATATTAGATAGCGCTGCTGCGATGTCTTCGATTGAAATTACACTGTTCTCAGGGTTGATAAAGTCAAAGTAGTTGCCACTACAAGTTAAAATGTCTGCACGAGTACTCATTACACACTCGCCAAATCTAAGCTAATTGGCTCGTACTGATCGCTATCACCCACGCGCTTGTAAATGCGCACATAAGCTTTAGTGCCTGCTACACGTAAACTATCGCTGATTGCGTCCATCGCTTTTTTCCAGCCATCATCCAGAATATTGAAGCGGCGCAGGCTGAGTACCATTGTGGTATTGACGTTGCCTTCTTTATCCACCTGAAAATATTCATTGACAATCACGCGGATGTTGTCGTTAATCCCCTCAGCTGCCCATCGGTTAATGCAGTCATCAATCAAAGCTTTAGCAGCTTGCAGGCGCTCATCAAACACCAGGTTCTCAGCATAGGCACGTTGAATTTTGTAGCGGCCATCGTAGCTGGTGAGAGTGACATTGCCTTTATTGCCGCCAAGCTTGGCGCCATATTGCTCACCGCTTAGTTGCACAAATGCCGCCACATTGCCAAATACATTATGCTTAAAGGCTTTGATCAACTCGCTTAGCCCAATCGCCTCCTGCACAATCTCATGCACTAATGTGTCGCGCATCAAGTCAATTTCTTTGATTTTTGCCAGCGGCACTAAATTGCCCTTAGCATCTTCTTTGTATCCATCAGGTACATTCATTTTTCGGTACTTCCTTTCATCTCGTTACGGGTTTAATTTCATCTGGCCTAATAAGTCAGCCAAGTTCATACGTCTAAGTTTTGCTTCTTTTTGTAACTCATGCAGCGCTCGGCTACGGTGAAACTTACAGGCAAACTCAAGCTCTTCTGCATTTAGTGCTATCCAGTAGCCATAGGCTGGGTGGCTGCATAACGCCATGCCGTCATTGATTGCATCGCCTGTTAAGTGGCGTAGCTCTCGCATAGTCAAATCTAGTGCTTTAGCCAGACACTCACCCCTAATGGCAAGGTCTTTGCCAACGTGGTTATGCATTTCATCAATCAGTTTATGCATCATGGGATGTGTCATGGTTTTGTTTTTCCCGTCATCTTGTTAAGCGTGTCAAGCAGGTTTAATTTGGCTTCGCGCTTGGCTACTTTTTTAACTGGCTCAACAAAAGGAGCAGGAGTTAAGCTTTTCACCTCACCATACTTGCGGCCTTGCTCATGCTGTCTTTCTGCTTTTGCAGCCGTTTTCTCTGCCATACCTGCAATCACCTCAAGTAAGTAACCGTGGCTTTTAAGTGGTAGCGTTAACTTGTCGCGGCCAGCCAGCATGGTTTCCATCGCATTACGCCAGTAGTCAGCTGGTGCAGCGTAAACAGTGCCGTTTCGTTCAACCTGTGCCGCACTGATCATTGGCAGTAACTCGTTAAGCAACTTGGCTAATCTATCCATGCTTAAAGCGCGTTTCGCAGGGCGAAATAGCCCAACGTACTGAATCAATGTCTTGCCTAGCGATGCAGGCATTTGCAAAGCGGCAAGCACCGCCTCGCGCGCACCCTCATGCCCAATAATGGCATCAAGGCTAAAGGTGGCACCACATGCTGGGCAACTAAGCTGCATCACACACCTGCCACAGCCCAAGCTGTGCTTAAGCGATAGTTAGTAGTCGCGCATAACCACATAGCTTTAAAAATACGGCGTACTAAGCTTGTCTTGCGTTTATTGATAGGCTTTGGTGCAAACGGCTGAATGCAAACAAAGTCATCCGATTTGTGTTGTAGTTGCGCCCAGCTTCTGTCGTGATTTCTCATGTTTAAACTCCCTTCAAATCAGGTTTAACGGTTATTTAACTGGCTGCAAGCACAATGCTTGGCTGGCGACTGCATCAATCAACTTCACATCAAGTTCACGTTCTTTTCTAAACTGATGCAAATTAGCAATTAACCCCTCAACCAACATACGGGCCGAGCCAGCGCTGTATTGAATTAGCCTGTCGATGACTTCATCTGTAATTTCATCATTCGGAAATGCCGCTTGTATGAGTGCGGCTGAATCATCTCGCGTGATCCTGCGTACCGTCTCAGGCCAGAATCCTGCACGGCTGCGAATTTGGTCAAACTGCCCATGCTCTGGTTTAATCAAACCAGCCAAGTACTCAGTACCAGCCAGTACCACGCCAATGTTTGATTTGTCACGTATGCGACGGATGATATGCAGTTGCTTTGGCGTGAGTGTTTCGGCTTCATCAATAATCAATAAGCTATCTGTGTTTTCCAACTCGTTGACTATCGATTTAAATAGCTCGTAGTTGGTACCCATTGCATCTTGACCAATGATGTTTTTAGCCAGCTCTTTAACAATCGTTTGTGGGGTCATGCTTGGGTCAGCCTCAAGCATGAAAGTATTAGGGTTATGCTTGGCGTAATACTTCAAAGCAAACGTCTTGCCAGTGCCCACATAAGCTGGCATCACACTAAAGTTGCGGTTTCTACGCGCCATCGTGCAAGCGGTTTGCACCAATTTAAAAACACTTGTTTCAACAGCTGGCAGCAAGTCGCGCTCTTGTTCACTTACATGGCGTATTGCACTTTCCACCTGGGCAAGTATTTTTGTTGGGCTGGTGGCATACTTGCCACTTAAAATCTGGCTAAAAGTTGACACACCAATCCGAGCTAGTCTTGCAATCGCTGCTTGTGCATATCCTTTCTCTTCCAACCATGCCTTAATACGCTCAATCGCCTCAAAATCGGCTGCTGTGAATTCAGTATCTATCTTTGGTCTAGCCATATATCCCCCTCGTAAAATTAGTCAATATCGTTTAAATCAATCATCAAAGGCGCGTCATCAACTACCGTTGATTCACCTTCAATTAACAATGCATCGTGTATTGCATCAGCGTCTATTACATGTCCAGCACGGTCTTTCTGCTCTTGCATTTTTTTCTCAAGACGTTTAATTGCGTCTTCAGCACGCGCCACACGTTTATCTTCCAAGCGGGTTGTGTCTAGTGCGTCTATGCGTTTAACCAAGTTGGCGTCACATATCCATCGGCCATCCAGCGTGCGCACAATGCCCACCTCATTCACCATCAGGTCATATTCAAGCAACACTTTTTGGCCGTTAAACGCCAGCAAATCAGGGTGGCCGTAAGCACGCTTTCCATGCGTAACGCAGGCGCGGCGTACTGTAAGTGTTGCCACTTGGCGCTTAAGCTCGGTGAGTGTTGCGTGTGGTGGAATCGGCACAAGCTGACTCCAAAGCTGAGCGCGTGTCACCGTCTTGTCTTCAGGGTGTTCACGGTTGTGGTACCGCTCAAGCCATGCGTTAAAAGCTTCGGTAAACTCTTCAAGCGTTGGTAGTTGCATGCGCTGTGCTCTAACTTCACGCACAGTCAGTTGAAGTACTTCATTTGCCATGTCGGTACCACAATAAAATTGCGGTCTCCAAAGCTTCAAAAAGTCATCTTTAACGATGCGGAAAAAGCGTTCAATCCAGCCTTTACCGTGTGGGTTACCTGGTATCGAATGAATGATCTGCTGAATGCCAGACCGCGCATAAAAGCCCACAGCCTCATCACTCATCAATTGGTTTTTATAGCCAGAGCCGTTATCCACATACAAAAAAGGTGGTACGTGGTTATGTCTGTTAAAAGCCTCAGCCCACATGTTTTGTACGGCAATCGTGCCCTCGTGTTCATCTGCTCGCCAGCCTACAATCACGCGGCTACGCAAATCCATACCAACCGTTAACTCTGGTCTCCAAATGTCGCCTGTTACAGGGTGAGCCAAATACACATCTGCGCGGTAGCCATCGGCCACATACACGTCACCAGCCAGCGCGTTTTCAGTGCTGCGGCGTATGTAGGCTTTCTCAGTGAGGCGATATAGGTTCTTACCGATACGTGCAGGGCTATTGCGTCCTAACATTGCTGGCACACTGGTGAGGTAATGGCGCACCTGGTCATAAGTCACAGCAAAGCCATCAACCTCAACCAAGCGGCGGTAAACAGCGCTCATGTCAGGTTTGCTACCCACTGAGTTGTAATACTCAAGGGCTGGCCCCCACCATGCAGCAGACTCAATCACACGGCCTTTATGGTCTGGCAATAAAGCCATCAACCCATCCACCTTATAGTCTGCGCACCATGCACATATCGTGCTACGTGTTGGGGCTTGTCTGTCTTTCTTGGCGGTAGCAATCATTGCAGCAGCAACATATGGCGGTAAGCGGTTTGATACGTGACGCTCAAGTAATAGCGCTACAGCATTATTTTGGCTAACACCATCATCCATCATGCGCTGTATGCAGTTCACAATCATTTCACGCTGTGTTGCCACCTCACGTGCCTTTGCTGTTGCTTCGCGCCAAGGGTCTCGTGCGCGCATTGCTAGTACGTTCCCCGTAGGCAATACGACTTTGCCACCACTTGGCGGAACTACATGCATGACCATCGCTTTAGCTCCCATGATTAGTCTTCAGCCTTATTTTTTGATCCAGCAGGGCGACCACGGCCTTTTGGCTTATCAAGCTCTCGCTTGTTATCACGCGCCACTTTTTCGGCATTGTGTTTGTTTTCAATCATGGAATAGTCAAGCGACCAACGCTGCGCCTCTTCAGGCGTTAAGATATGCTGTGCTTGTATGCGGTCTGGCTCATATCCCTCTGGGATTAAATCTCGCATTGTTTGCAATATCATCAATGCACGGCTTGCCGCCACACTGACCGCAATATAAACCTGATCAACCCTTTGCTTTTGCTCTGGGGTTGGCTCTGCATAAAACACATGTTCAAATAGCTTTTGGAGGCTAGTTAAATTAAGTTCAAAGCCAGCTTGCAGGTGCATACATTCATCACGCACAACTTCAGTAAGCTCTTCAAATTTAGTGAGACGCTCTTTCTTTTGACCAAGACGCTCATTTACCATCTCAAGGCGCTCAATTTCGGAATTCATATTGTTAATACGCTTACCTGTGTCTTTGAGGTCTTGCTCTAATCCAGCAGCTTTGTCTGTGAGTTCGGCTTTTTCTTTGATGTGTTTTTCTATCAAGCTTTCTGCAAGGTCTAACAACTGGTCTTTATCACCAGACTTAGCCGCCTCAATCAGCGCTGACCTCTCATCGTCAGGTAACTTGCGGTACTGGGCCAAATCACGATAACCAACACCCATGCGAGTCATTGACTCAAGCGCCTCTTGCCCGAACATATTCAGGTTGGCAATATCGGTGTTCGCTTTTTCATCTGATATACCAAGTAAATTACAAAACTCAACCCAAGTGCCCTTTAACTCCAAACCGTTTGCGCTCATGCCTTTCAAGCCTCTGTAAGCCTTTGTTTCTTTTACAAACGCAAGTTTAGAAACTCCAATCGTTTGGGATATTTGACTAATTGCAGCAGCGGCTTGCGCCTGACCCAATAGCTGATTAATCAAATCACGCTCATTAGGCATTGAGGCTGCATTGATATGCTGCGGCTCAACAACAACCATTGCCGCTTTAACACCTTCGGTGACAGTTTCATCATCCAGTGCAACTTCAGGATGTAGCCCAGCGCTCAGGCGTTGTGCATAAAGTGTTTCTGCCATCGTTGATTTAGTTGCCTTAAGCTTTTTTGCAGGCGTTGAATCATTCAAATCTAGTTCAATTTCATTTGCCATGATCACGCAACCTCTTTCAAACCAAGCGCTACAGCTGCACGGTGAGCCTCACCGTGTCTACCTCTACTAGTTCCTGATAAAACTGCTTGTGCAGCTCTATAGTCAACTTTGTTTTCAGTTGCCCATTGTTTTAATGTTTTGCCTTGCTTTTCTAAACTTGCTTTTACTTTCGCAGGTGTCATAATGTTTTCCAATTCATGTTATTTCGTGACATGTCTTGAATTATGGTTCAGTAAACTGAACCTGTCAAGTTGTTTTTATTGGACTCATTATGACTATTGGAAAAAGATTGAAAGAAGAGCGTGAGCGGTTGCATTTAACGCAAACCTCTCTAGGTGATATAGGTGGAATGGGTAAAACAACTGTGATTGCATGGGAGCGCGGCACGGCTTACCCCAACGCTGAGTTTTTGGCTTCTGCTGCCAACTTTGGAATGGATGTTTACTATGTAATTACTGGTAACAGACTAGACAATGCCGCCACAACACCGATTGAACTTAGTTATTTAAGAATTTGCCGAGCATTACCAGATCAGCCTGCAAAAATGGCAGGCAATGCAGCGCTGATGGGCGTATTGGCTTCCTATGGGGTAAAGCTAAATGACAACTACACGCCAGCTGCGAACGATCAGCATCATACAAAAGCAGCAGAAAAAGAAGCAGTCTATAAAAATGGAGATGAAAAATGAGTGAGACTATCAATAAAATCCCAGCAGAAATTTTAGAAAGCTTAAAACATCACCAAGCTCACAGAGATGATGTAACGTGTTTAGAATGCGGCTACAAGGGCATGATGGGCATAAGCGATGATGGGCTAAGAATATTCTTATCTACATTTCTGGCATTTGCCCTAACGCTACTTGTTGGCATTACTGGCCTATACGGCTTTATCATCAGCCCAGCTATATTTGGTGGCTCTTGGGTCGTGTTTGCAAATATCACAGCACAGCAAAAACTTGAGTGCCCAAGTTGCAAACAAACAATTGTGCTAAAAAGATGAGCGACCAAATAATCCAAGGTCTCATCAATTATTTCGGCCTTGAGGATTGGTGGCTGAAAGAATTCACCGATGATGAAAGGCTGAGGCTAATTGAAACTTATGGTGAGCGGCTTACAAAAGGCAACGTTACAGCCACCAGCCAAACCATAGACGGTTTTCTGAAATCGCTTGCAAGTTTTTGGAAACCCACACCACAAGATGCAGCTTTGGCGCTACGCATTCTTGAAAAATCCCGCAATCTGCCAGCATAAATTCCGATAACACCTTCACCCCGCGAAACGTTTCGCACCTGATTTAACCTCACGCGCACGCGTAAGCTCTCATCATCACTTTGATGATTGGAGCTTACCTAATGAAACTACCGCGCCTCTTTGGTCTGTTAATACTTAACCTTGTTTTAATTGGCGTTATCTTCGCCATCGCACCTCAGCAAGCACCAGTTACGCTCTACAAACTGTCTTTAGTCACATTAGCTGGCTTGGTTGGGTATTGGATTGACCGTGCATTATTCCCATATGCCAGACCAGACGAGTTTATCAACCAACGTGAATTTAGACGACCTAACGATCCAAAGGTGTGTTTTGTAAAAACAAGGATCATTCCTGATCTAGCCTGGGCTTTTCTAATCTCTATGCTACGCCGCGCAATCATCATCGGCTGTGCAATGCTTGCAATGGGCTTAGGGGCTTAGCATGTGGGCAAATAAACAGACACGCAGCTTTGTCATATTCTGGTTATTTGTGATTTTTGCACTGGTCAGCGCGGCTTTAATTGGCGCCGCCCATGCAGCAGAAAACACAGGCACGATCCCTCGCATGGCAATCAAACACCGAGCAGATTTAACGCGCGCAGCGCATTCCGTTTGGGGTTTAAACGCTCCAATTCCAGTATTCGCTGCGCAGATACATCAAGAAAGCGCATGGAAAGACGCAGCAATTAGCCCAGTAGGCGCACAAGGCATGGCGCAATTTATGCCTGCTACCGCTGAGTGGTGGTGCGGGTTAAATAAACTAACGCCACAACAATGCCAGCCTAACAACTCGCAATGGGCAATGCGCGCATTAGTAGGCTATGACAAGTGGCTGTATGACCGTGTGTGGGGCGACACTGAGTATGATCGCATGCACGCGGCCTTACGTGCATATAACGGTGGGCTTGGTCACTGGCAACGTGAAGCAAAGATAGCAGCTTCTCGTAAGCGTGAAATCATTGACGCATCATGCGGAAAATCACGCCGCCACATTTTCCACTGCCGCGAAAATCTCAACTACCCACGCAGAATAATGGCAATTTATCAGCCACGCTACTTTGGCTGGGGTCGCGGCATCATGATGGGAGCAACAGCATGACACGCACCCTTTATCTCTATCTGGCTTTAATCGTGGCAAGCGCAGCATTTACTTACAAAGTCACCAGCAATCACTACGAGCTAAAAATAGCCAATATAGAAACCGAGCAAGCCAAAGCCGTGGCAGATGCTGAGCGCGCCAACGCTGACATATTGCGCGCCGCACAAAGCCTTGCTGACGTGCTATCCAATAGCCTTGCCAATAGCGAGGTTGCCATTAACAAACTCACTTTGGAGAAAACCCGTGAAATCCATCATTACGCTACTGGCAATATTTGCTTTAACGCTGAGCTTAGCAGCTTGCTCAACCGTACCAACAGCACGCTCAACAGTAAAAACACAGCCACCAGCACACCTGATGCAGAAAATGGCGCCCAACCTGCCACCCCTGAAACACCAGCCGAGCCACTCACAGACACCGACGTCGCTGAGTGGGTCACCTACGCCCAAGGCGAATACGCAACCTGTAGCAGCAGACTAGCGGCGCTAATCGACTTTAATACAACCGACTTTAACCAAGGACATTAAGCATGACTGACCAAAACAACAACAATAATGACATGGCCGCAGTAGCGCGTAGCATCGGTCAGCTATCTGGCAAGCTAGAAATTATGCACTCTAGCATTAGCGATAACTTTAACGTGCTGCGTGCAGATATGCGCCGCATGGAAGACTCAACCAAGCAGAGTATGCAACTCTTAGAAGCATCAACTAAGCAAAGCATGGAGCACTTGGAAAAGAGACTCAATACCAAAGTTGATAGCCTAGGTGGTCGCGTTAAGACCTTAGAAGAGGGCGAAAAAGTAAATATTAGAGTGACGGCAATACAAGGTGTAACGATTGCTGGCATTAGCACTGCGCTCACTTTAGGCGCAGTTGAGTTATTGAAACACCTAAAATAATGGCACATTCTCAAGATACCCGCGACAACGTAAGGCGCATCTATATTGAGGGCTTGCCACTCACTGGTGCTGCTGTCACTTATGGCGTGAGCTACGATACTGCACGCGAATGGAAAGCTTCAGCTAAAAAGAAAGGCGATGATTGGGATACTGCACGCGCAGCCTTTAGCATTAGCGGCGCAGGGATTGATGACCTCAACGAGCAGCTGGTTGAATACTTTGCACGTCAGGCAGTGACTACGATGCGTGAGCTAGAAAGCTCACAGATTCATCCTCAGCTTAAAACAGAGCTTATGGCTTCACTGGCAGATTCTTATGCCAAATTCAGCAAATCATTTAGCCGCGTCAACCCTAAACTTGGTGCATTAAGCGTGTCGTTAGACACCCTCAAAACGGTTGCTGAATACCTCAGCAAGCATGATAAAACTGCCCTCGCACACTTCCAAGAACACCTAGAAGGCATAGGTGCAACACTACAATCTAAGTTTGGATAAACATGGCGGTTGATAACGACTTAGACAACATTCAAACCATTAAAACATGGCGCGAATTTGAAATTGAGCTGGCCAAGCTTGGTGAAGACCTACGCAACCAGATAGAGCTTGAGTGTGAGGCGTTTGAAATTGATCCGAAGGCCAGTGCTGAGCGCCGCGAACGTGCTTGTTTTGACTATCAATACTTTTGTCAAACATACTTTCCACACTACGTGCCAACGCCACACTTTAGCTTGTTTCAACAATACATTTTTAAAGCATTCCGATCAACTATTGATGGCTTTCGTGACGCGCGCAATGTAGATGAGGCGCCTCGTGGCGAGGCTAAGTCAACCTACGAAACACAATTAGGTACGCTCTGGTGCGTGTGCCGTGCTGATTATCTAGTAGATCTAATCAAGAGTCTAAAAATCTCTAAAAAAGCTCGCAAGCACATGATTGTCATCATCATGAATATTGAAGAGCAGTCTGCGGAAATGCTTGAAAGTATCAAAGCCGAGCTAGATACTAATCCGCGTCTGGCACAGGACTTTCCAAACGCTACAGGCCGTGGTCGTGTGTGGCAGTCAACCACAGCCATTACTGCTAACAATATCAAAATTCGTATTGGTGGCACAGGTAAAAAACTACGTGGTATGAAGCATGGTCCACATCGGCCAGACCTTGTTTTTCTTGATGACTTAGAGAACGACGAAGAGGTACGTAACAAAGCCCAGCGCGACAAAGTGCAAAAATTTGTACTTTCAGCAGTCCTTGGTTTGGCTGGCCCAGCTGGGGGCATGGATGTGTTTTGGGTTGGTACTAGCCTACATTATGACGCAGCCATTAACCGCGTTGGTCGCGCACCTGGTTGGCGTATGCGCGTGTTTAAATCCATCACTACATGGCCTGACAACATGGCGCTGTGGGAGCAGTGGGAAGCTATCTATACACGCAGCGGTACAAGCGAAGAGCGCGAAGCCGCAGAAGATGAAGCCTTAGCCTTTTACCAAGAGCATAAAGCTGCAATGGATGCTGGCGCGCAAGTCAGCTGGCCTGAAGTTCGCCCTTTATACCGCCTCATGTGTATGCGTGCCGTTAATCATGATTCGTTTAATCAAGAGCAGCAGAACGAAGCTGGCAATGATGATAACGCACCATTCAAGACCTTACAATTTTGGGTTAACCGCTTAGATAGCTGGGTATTCTTTGGTAGCTGTGATCCATCATTAGGAAAAAAAGGTAGTGGCCGTGATCCATCAGCTATTTTAGTGGGTGGATTAAACAGAGAAACAATGGTGCTAGATGTGGTAGAAGCGGACGTATCCCGCCGTGTGCCTGACCTCATTATCAGCCGTTTAATAGACCTTCAAATAGAGTATGCATGCGTGGCGTGGGCGATTGAAACGATACAGTTTCAGGCGTTCTTGTATACCGAGATTATAAAGCGCGCTGCAAAGATGGGCGTAGCCTTTCCTGGTGTTGCTGTCACGCCTAGCACAGACAAAGACCTGCGCATCATGAGCCTGCAACCACATATTGTGAACGGCTTAATCCGTAGCCACCGCAACCACACCACGCTAAACGAGCAATTGCAATTTTACCCAGAAGCCGACCATGACGATGGGCCAGATGCGCTAGACATGCTCAAAACGCTGGCATATGAATTTGGCGGCGAATGGAACTACACCTCAGCAGGCACCAGCCGCAGCCAGCGTCGTAGCACAAGCCGAGGCAGTAGCAACAATGATGATGATTGGGAAGATGATTAAATGAGCAGAAAACACAAACGCGCCGCACTGGTTAAAAAGACATTAACTGCACCAGATACAGGTCTACAGGCAGGGCCACGTAGCACAAACTCAATTGAGCTTAACTATCGCTCAGTGAATACGTTAGACCCAAGCCGCCTAGCTAGTGCCTTCACGATGGCAGACCAAGGCATGATCACGCATCAAGCGGCCTTGTTTGAGCTGATAGAAGAGCAAGACTCACATATATTCAGTGAGCTAAGCAAGCGTAAACGGTCAATTACTGGCTTGGGTTGGACGCTGCAACCACCTAAGGATGCATCCCAATCAGAGTTGGATCGCACAGTAGAGCTTGAAGACATGCTGCGCAATATTCCACGTATTGAAGATGCTCAATACGATATCGCAGATGCAGTTGGCAAAGGCTTTTCAGCGCTTGAATACAACTGGCAGCGTGGTGATGTGTGGCTACCTAAAGACATATTCTTTGTGCCACAGCGTCATTTTCAAATTGAACGCACCACAGGTGAGCTTAAATACCTGTCTAACGGCATTCCAGAATCGCTACGGCCTAATGGCTGGATTATTCACGAGCACAGTGCTAAATCTGGCTACTTAGAGCAATCAGCGCTATTCAGAGTACTAGCTTGGACATATGCCTACAAAGCCTACAACGTGCGCGACATGCAGCGTTTCTTAGAGGTCTACGGCCTACCTTTGCGCCTTGGTAAATATCCAGCTGGCATAGGCAAAACACAGCGTGACGAACTACTAAAAGCTGTGCGTAATATCGGCAACGATGGTGCAGGCGTCGTGCCAAGCAATATGACCATTGAGTTTATAAAAGACACAAAAGCAGGCACAATCAGCGACTTTTTAAGCACCATTGAGTATTGGGAAAACAAGCAATCCAAAGCCATATTAGGTGGCGAGTTGGATGGTAAAACCACATCAGAAGCGCGCATCATGATTTACGACAAAGTACGCCGTGAAATATTGCTGCATGACGTGCGCCAAATTGAGCCTACACTTAATGCACAGCTGATCAAGCCAATCAGTGCATTTAATGGCATGTTTACCGATGGCCGCCTGCCTAAATGGACGTACCAGACCGAAGAAACCGTAGACCAAAAGAAAATGGTAGATGTGCTTGAGAAAGCCGCAAATCTTGGTATGGAAATTGACGTTGACTACGCACATAAAATCCTGCAAATACCACGCGCGGAAGAGTCAGCAAAGCTGCTAGGTAAAGCAAAGCCAGTGGATGCATCAGGTAATGATGGCAACGATGACAAGGCCAGCAAAACAGATGATAAAAAAGACGCAGCGTTGACCAACAATATTTTGACCAAGCTAACAGCACTGGCAAGCCAAAAAGCAGAAACCGCAGACATCACGGATGCATATACCGCCCAACTAGCAGCACTTGGCGCAAAACATGAGGCTGCATTAGTGCAACAAATAGCTGCTGTAGTAGCAGAGGCTGGGGACTTTGACGCAGCCATTGAAGGCATAGAGGCACTAGCCCTTAGCTTCAACGTGCCAGCGCTCACAGAAGTCATCGCACTCGGTATGGCTGCGGCGCACTTAGCTGGTAGAGCGGAGGTTCCGAGTGAATAGTTTTGATGCATGGTTTATGTTAGTTGGGCAATTGGTATGCCTTTTATCTGGCTTAGCTTTAAGCACTTTGCTTTTTGTCCTAACCTTAAATTATTGTTGGCAAAAATTTATTGATGCAAAAAATCTAGTTGCTGTTACTCGTTGTTGGAGAAAATACGGTCAAGAGTTTGTTGAGGTGTCCAATGAATAAGAAAGACGCTATAGAAAAAATTAAGAAATGCCTAGCGTTATCAGCCAGTAGTAATGAGCATGAGGCTGAAACGGCACTACGCCAAGCGCAGGCACTCATGGCGAAGTTTGGCATTGATGAAGAGGATATGTTGGCGGCTGGAGTATCGGAAGCTTACGCCAAAGCTGGAGCTTTACGCCAGCCAGCTAATTGGGAATCTCGTTTAGCAGGCCGTATAGCTGATGCATTCGGCTGCAATATCATTTTTAAAGGGTCTATGAACATAAGTAGTTGGACATTTATCGGATGTGGAGCCTCACCCGAAGTTGCTAAGTATGCTTTTGAAGTTCTATTTCGTCAGTTAAAGCGCCAACGTGCTGAACACATTAAAACAGTATTAAAACGCTGTAAAACTGTTACCAAAACCAGACGTGCTGACTTGTTTTGTGAGGGTTGGGTTCATGCTGTTGCGGGTAAGATTTCTTCATTTGCAGGATCTGAAAAACAAGACGCGCAAATTGATGCGTATATGCAAATTACTTACCCGTCATTAGTCACCATGAAAACTCGTAATAGAAACAAAAAAGCAAGTTTGAGTAACCGTGATTTTAATGACTATGCAGCAGGCCGCAACAATGGAAACGATGCGGAGTTAAATCACGGCGTTAGTGGTCAACAAAACCAAGGCTTAATTCAGTAATGGCAACTAACCCAGCACAACTACCTTTTAAAGAAGCTATCGACTTCCAAAAAGCCAAAATTAAGCTACCAAGCGCTGATTGGACAAGCCTCTGGCAGCAGCAACACAGTCACGCCTTTGTAGTAGCAGGCGCACAAAGTGACGCGTTGCTTGAAGACCTATATAACGCCATTCAAGATGCTAAACAGAACGGTGGCGGCTATGCAGACTTTAAAACGCGCTTTCAAGATATCACCACCAAGCATGGTTGGTCATACAATGGCTCACCTAGCTGGCGTAGCCGCATTATTTACGGTACCAATATAAAGCAAAGCTACAATGCTGGCCGCTATGTGCAAATGCAGGCTGTTAAGCATTTGCGTCCGTATTGGCAATACCGTCACACCAGCATTGAACACCCACGACTTAACCATAAAGCATGGGATAACTTAATACTGCCAGCCGATGATGCTTGGTTTGATACACACATGCCACAGAATGGTTGGGGATGCAATTGCCGCATAGACTCTCTCTCTCATTTTGAGGCTAAGCAAGAATGGGAGTCTCAAGGTAAGGCGGGGGTAGATACCGCACCAGAGATTGTCTATGAAGAGCGTATTGTTGGTAAAAATGGCAATAATCCACACATGGTCACCGTACCACAAGGAATTGATCCTGGCTTTGGTTACAACGTAGGTAAAGCCTACCTTGAACCGCATACAGTGCCGCCATTAACAGGCTATGATGCCGTATTAAAAGAGCGCGGTGCCGAGTGGCCTACAGGTTTTAAAGTGCCAACAATGCCAACACCCACAAAAATAGACGGCGCCGCTATTTTGCCAGCAGATATACAGCCTGAATTAGCCGTGGCTGATTTTTTAGATGTATTCGGAGCAGACATGCAAACAGGTTCAGCGTTTACCGATGCAGCAGGCAGTACCTTGGCAATCACTAAGGCTTTATTTCAAGATGGTAAAGGTGAGTTTAAGTGGCTATCGAGCGAAAAGAAATTAAAGCGGTTGCAATATATTAACCTCTTGGCAATGACTCTAATTGAGCCAGATGAAATATGGTGGGTGTGGGTTAAAGATCATCACGAAAAAGGGCGCTGGCGGCTTAAAAGACGTTACTTAAAAGCTTTTGAAGTAGACGGTACTAATGAATATGCGGTGTCTGTATTTGAGTGGGGTAGAACGGGTTGGACAGGATCAACAGCATTCATGACTACCCAGCCAACCGAAGCCCTGCAAGAGGCTTACTTCAATAAACAGAGAAATGGTCGCTTGGTGTTCAAGAAATAAAAAAGCGACCTCTGCATGGGTCGCTTTAATGGATTCGATTTGAGGGCTTATGCAGAGCCACAGCTTCGTCACCACAAGGACAGTATATGCAATACACGATTGAATTTCAAGACCATCATTTACAAATGGTGCTTAAAGCGGTTCAAGCAGAGATAGCAACACCGAAGCAAATGCTAGGCAGCATTGGTGAAAGTCTACTAAGAGTTAATCAGGAACGCCACAGCGTGGGCCTTGCACCTGATGGTACAGCGTGGAAACCAAATGCAAAGAGTACTTATGATTCCTTTGCCGATGGGCTTAGCAAATCAAGCTATGGAAAAGACGGGCGTTTGAATGACAGAGGCGCAAGTAAAGTTGCAAATAAGAAGCCACTCAGTGCAACAGGCGATATGCTACAGAGCTTTAATTACCAAGTTAATGATGACTCTTTAAGACTTGGGTTTGATGGCGCTAGAAATAACCAACTGGCGACTTGGCATCATGGCGGTACAGAACCTTACCTAATTGAGCCATTAAATAAAAAAGCACTTTATTTCGGCGGCAGATTTGCTAAGAAAGTAAATCATCCTGGCTTGCCAGAAAGACAATTAGTTGGCTTCCCAATCTCAGATCAACAATTAACTGCAAACGTAGTTGAAGATCATTTAATGATGGTAATAAATGCCATTTAA